GGAGGCTGGCCGGGGGGTCACAATTGAGGAAGTGCTGCGTAACGAGTTCTTGCGCGGTGACTACATTACCGAGGAACCGCCAAAATGAACACTCGTGCCATCTCCCGCCTCTTCTCTCTGCCCATCACGCGCCAACTCCGCCGCCTGAACGACAATATCGAGTCAATCATGCGTGTCCACGGTATCCGCGTCCCTGCCGACCCCGAACCTAAGCGTGATGTGGTCGAATTCTCGACATTTGACGACGAAGCGGCAGCAGTTGCCGAGTTTGAAGAGCGGATGAAGGGATAAGTGTCCAAAATCTGGACACATTACATCGTCTATGTACTCTGAGACCGTCATCAACGCCTCCATGCGCCGCATCCACGACAAGATGCAGCAGTCCGACCCTGATTTCCGGTGGTACGACTTCCCGGAGGACTATTGGCAGGCGACCGTCAGCACCTTGACCTCCCTCGTCGAGGAAGACGGCACAATGTCGCGCATTCTCACCCCTGACGAGCGCAAATTCGTCCGGAATGAGCGACTCCGCAGCCGGATCGACTTCAAGTACTGGGTTGAACGCTACGGGATCATCTATCTCGACGATCTGAAGGCGAAAAAGGGCCGTTTCAAGCTCTGGAAGACCCAGTTGAAAGCTCTGGAGAAGATGGCCAAGGCTGAAGAGGAGATGTGGGACGAGATTCGCCAAGGGGCTAAGCGTGTGGACGGCCTCTGCTTTTTTGCCACCAAGTCTCGTCAGGTCGGCTACACCATGCTCTTCCAGGGCATCGGCTGCCACCGTAGCAACTTCTACTCCAACATCCGCGGCGTCACAGCATCGGTCAATGACCAGAAGACCCAGCTCATCTACGTAGACCGCTACCAAGTACTCAGAAATGGTATGCCTTGGTGGATGATCACCCCGGCTGAATACGACACCATCACTGGTGGCATCAAGCTCACCAACGGCTCCCGCATGCACTTGGAAGACGCGACCCAGAGATCCGGCCTTGGTCAGGGCAACCAGTGGGACTTCGCGCACCTGACCGAGTGCGCCTCGTGGCCCGACCCCGTCGAGCAGTTCGAAAACCACCTCTACCCATCACTCCCTCGCTCCCTCTGGACGGCAGCCTTCCTTGAATCCACCGCTCAGGGCGTCAGCAAAGGCGGCCCCATCTGGTGGAAGAAGAATTCAGAAGCGGCTAGAAAGGGCAAACTCGGCCGCTGGCGGTACGTCTTCATCCCGTGGTATCTCGCAGACGAGAAGAACGTCGCCCTGCCACCTATCGACTGGTCCCCGTCGGCAGAATCCCTCGCCCACGCCAAGATGGTCGAAGAGACCTCTCCGGACCTCGTTGGCTACAAAGTCGTCCTCACCGCCGCCCAGCTCTACTGGTACGAGCAGGAGAGAAGCGCCGCACAGTCCGCTGGCACCCTCAACATCTTCTTCCAGACGCATCCCGCCACTCCCACGGAGATGTTTCAGTACGGCGGCATCTCAGCCTTTCCCACGATCGTTCTCGAAAGCGTTCGCCATGCCATCCGTCGCCCCGTCCCTTATCAACTCCTCACCCCAGGCGGACCATCGCCCATCAAGTCCGACGGCTCCCCGTCCGTCGAACAGGCTGCTACACCGGACGGGCCAAGCCCGTACCGTGTAGGCACCCATGTTCTCGCCCCGGTCGCCGACCCGCATCACCCGGAAGACCCGCGGGGCCAGGTGCTGATGTGGGAGCCACCGCAGAAGAACGAGAAGTACGTCATCGGCGCCGACACGGCAGGAGGCATCCCTGGCTGGAACCGCCTTCTCATCGGTACGGAGAACGACAACGAAGAGCGCGACAACGGTGTACTATCCGTCTGGCGCATCGGCCGCGGCAGTCAACCAGAAGTCCAGGTGGCCGAATTCGCCGCACCCATTGGCGAACACGAACTCGCTCTCTACGCCTACCTTCTCGGTCTCATCTACGAGGGCTCTTCCGACATGAACCAAGCTCTCATTCACGCCGAGGTCGATCCAAAGGGCGCTGCCTTCCATCAGGAACTCGTAGGCCGCTACAACTACCTCAACCTCATGCCCCGCTACCGGATCCAGGACGGCGTCATGATGCGCGACCCGCAGCTCTTTGGCTGGCAGTCGAACATGCACTCGATGCGCCTCCTCTGGTCACACTCCAAGCGGCACGTTGCATCCGAGCACACTCGTGTTCGCTCCGAGTGGCTGGCCGACGAACTCACCACTCTCCAAGCCGACCCGGTTCTCAAACGCGCTGCAGCCGAGGACGGCTACCACGATGATCGCTGTATCGCCGCATTCCTAGCGTGGTGGGCGGCGAACAACTGGGCGTACTACGACCCCTACAAAGCCGACCAACTCGTCGAAACTAAAGCAACCCCGGCAGAACCCATTGACTGGCAGTCCAGTGACATGGACTATGAGGAGATGTTGAACAGCTGGGATAATACCATCGGGCATCTGCTGAGTGACTAAAGGAGTAATCATATGACAGAAGAAAAGAAGTCTGACGTGTCCGCCATGCTTGAAGAGTTAAAAGCTGAGTGGGAGAAAAGACGCAGTGATAATGGTTCCACCTGTCCAAACTGCGGCTACTGCAGACACTGCGGACGTGGAGGCTCTTGGTATCCATACAAACCTCCATATACAGAACCATACCGCGGACCGTTCTGGTATACGTCAGCAGGCGCTACTTCGTCAGAAGCTCAACTCAAGGATGTCTGCAACCATGAGTAAACTACAGAGTTTGAAAGATATGGCCGTCTCGCCATCGTCTACATCCACCCCACGGCCATCCTACACGGTCCTCAATCTGGACCCTGAGATTGCTGTCTCCTACGAGTCCGACGCCCACATCGCCAAGATGGTCACCTCAATGGCCCCGTTCGCCTCGTCCACCAAGCCCATCATTCTCAATGACGATCAGCGGCGTGCCATCGAGAAGATCCTTGATGTCAACATCAAGGACGGCCAGCATCTCACAGAACGTATGCAGCAGATGGCGCGAATCAATCTCACGTCTACTCGCGGCTCCAAGCGGTTCTCCCACGAGATCACGATCCCGGGCAACGTGCTCGAACGTCTCGAATCCCGCCGCATCGGCTCCCAGCCCCTCCACGAGTTCGTCGAGGAGACCATCATCCGCCTTCTCAAGCTGGAAACGAGGTCACTGTGATCCTTCACGACTTCAAGTGCTCTGACCACGGATACTTCACTGCAATGACCGAATACTCCGACGAGTTGGGCCGTGCTCTTCCCCGCCCCTGCCCGGAATGCGCAATCCTCTGTGACCGCGTCTTCCTCCCTCGTGGCTGGCAGCATGCCGCCATCGAATCCGGCGAACGTACGGTCTACTATCAGAATGCCAAAGGCGAGATCCGCATCCCTGGCCGCAATGATGTCCCAGTCCCTCCCAAGCTCGCCGCGATGGGCTATGAAAAACGGGAGTGTACGTCCATCTCGGATGTTGTTAGACTAGAGAGAGCTGCCGGGCGTATCTCGGAACGGCTCAATTATGACCCAGGGTCGTCGTCACGAAGGCCCGACGGAGTGGATGTGGATAAATAATGGCGAATTTCAGCTTTGTCAATGACCCTCTGAAGCCTTCCCGCCTGCCGGGCGTCGCCGCATCCGACGCGGAGACACTTGACTGGATCGAAGCCGCTGCTCAGGAGGCGCGAGGGTTCCTTGTCTCCCAGAAGGGGTATGACAAGATTGAGCCGACGATGAAGCAGATCCTCTCCGGCGACGAACCCCTTCGCCCGGAGAAGCTCTCGACGACTGCGGTCAACGAGACAGGCAAGATCGCTACAGTCCTCGCCGCTCTGGTCACCGACATCAAGCCCTACTGGGACTACCGCACCTTCAATCCCAACTACGAGGAACACGTCCGCATCGCCAACCGTCTCGCCGAGGCGTGGTACCGCGACCGCACAATTGATCAGAAGAATGCAGCAGTCGCCAAGTACTCCCTTGCTGGTGGCAGTGGCTACGGTCACCTTGTCTGGAACCGGGACATCCAAGACATCGACCTCATTGCAGAAGACCCACGCGATGTCCTCCCCGTCCGCCCAGCCTCCATCTCATCCAATCTCCAGGACGCTATGGGAGTCATGATCGTCCGCGAACTCCCCGTCGCCCGCGTCGAGGCCATGTTCCCCTACGTTCCCAAGGGCCGCATCAAGCCCGACCGCGATGGCGCCTCCCCCGACGCATTCGACAGCGGCACCAGGGTTGGCAAGATCCTGCAGAAGCTCAACCTCTCTCCCTTCGAGATCTGGAAGAACTTCCGCACAGATGCCGCCAAGAAGGCCAAGGGCCGCTACCCCGTCGTCGATCTCTACTACTGCTACCTTAACGATACCTCCCGCAACAACAAGCCCAACCCGCAGCCAGTAGGACAGTTTGACAAGGACGGGGAGCCTGCCAACAGTTGGAGTTATCTTGCTCAGCCAGGCGAGGCCCTCTTCCCACGCAAACGCCTTATCATCGCTTGCTCGTCCATGGTGATCTACGACGGGCCGTCCTTTTACTGGCACGGGCAGTACCCGGTTGCCAAGCTCACGCTGGACTCATGGCCGTGGTCGTATCTCGGTAAGTCCCCCTTGTGGGATCTCGACCCGCTGCAGAAGTCCATCGACAAGATCAACCGGTTCATTGATGACCGGATCCAAGTCATGGCCCGCCCTCCGGTCGAAGGGGATCGTCACTCGATCTCCCGCGCTGAGCTGATGAAGTTCGATCCGTCTCAGCCCGGTCAGCAGATCCACCACTCGATGGTGGGGGGCGGGTTCAAAGTCCACGCTGTACCTTCCATCGACCCCAGCATCATCAATCAGCGCCAGTATTTGCAGGACCGTATGTACCACCTCTCTGGTGTTCAGGATCTCACGCAGTTACTCGGCCTCAATCAGATGCCGGGCGACAACACCATCGAAGCTCTCCTCGCCGCCATGTCTCCTGACCTGCGCGGCCGTTCACGTGCCATTGAAGCCTACATGAGCGAGATCGCGACGATGCTGTCGTACAACTTCGCGCAGTTCTACTCTCTCCCACGACGCCTTGCAATCCTCGGCCCCAACGGACAGACGGTGGAAGACTGGGACTTCGATCCGGAGAACTTCATCCCAGCTTACATGCCAAGTGATATGTCTCACGGTGTTGTGAAGGAAGACCGCCTCAACAAACCCCGCCCACGCTTCGATCGTGCCCGAGAACTCATGCGGCACCTCACCTTCTACGTCAAGCCAGGATCGCTTCTCGAATCCGCCTCGTCCACCGAGAAGATGCTGTATCTCCAGCTTGCTCGTATGGGATACCTCGACATCTGGACGCTGGCAGAGAAACTGGGCATCCCCAATATGGGTGTGACTCCTCAGGGTACAATTGTCGAGCGTCTGCAGCAGCAGGGGCAGATGCTCATGGGAATGAACGTTGGTCCGACGGGCGGAAGTTCTGCCGGACGAAAGGCTTCTGGGCAGGAGATGCCCGAGATGCGCTCTGACGGCTATATCAGCGAGAGCGGATAAGGAGATGACACACAATGGCATCATCGACTGTCTATAAGGAATTCAGCACGTTTGACAAGGACGTTGCCGCGGCGGCAACACCTGAAGTCCTGTTCTCGACGCGTACTCCTGTCAGCATGCTCCAGATTCAGGCCAAGACGACTAACACCAGCACGGTGACGATCCAGGCGTCCACATCCGGGTCCGGCGAGGGGATCACTCTTAGTGCCGGGGAAGTTCTCAATCTGGACTTCGACACCATCAAGAAGAACTTCAATGCGGACGCGATCTACATTGAAGTCGCTGTGGATGGTGAGGGTGTGACCGGGCTGGCGTTCACCGCATAAGGAGGACGCAATGAAGAAGTACATCAAGACGATCTTAGTAACTCTTGCTCTCCTGCTGGTTGCGGATGCGGCCTGGGGGCAGATCTACTACAGCCCAGCAAGGCGGGTGATCAAGTACGGGGCAGAACCTGCGACCTGTACGACCGGGGATCTCTACTACAACAGTGCAACGGATATCCTCTACAACTGTACTGCGACGGATACGTGGACTGCAGTCGGGTATCTCTCCACGGCGCGCCGGTTGTACGGCGACGACTGGGCCACCTGCGAGTTTGGGTGGTCGCCCGCGCTGGAGATCAACGCATGATCCGCCTTCTCGTCCTCGCGCTCTGCCTAACCGGCTGCACGTCCTCGGCCTACCTGACCGGCACGTTCGATTCTGGCTCCGGCTACGATCCCGGCGCCGGGGTCAGGGTGGAGACGACGACGGACCACGGGGCAATCCGGCCGAGACTCGACGCAACGGTCAGCTACCAGCCCAAGCGTGACGCCGACACCGGCTACACCTACTCCGGAGCGGCTGGTTTGCAGTGGCACGGGCGAGTGGCGTTCGTCGAGGCGGGATGGATCGCTTACGGGTATGAGTCACGGTTCACGCGATGCGGCTCAGACAGGCCCGTTAGGCGACCGTGTGTGAAAGATGTGTGGCGAGGCTCGGAGTCGTCTCCGTATCTCCGGCTCGGCGCCGAGTGGCCCGAGTTTCTGTTTGCCACGCTCTACGTGCCACCGTCTGACGATCAGTACAAGTCTGATTCGCTGAGCATCGAGGCACGGTGGATACGGAAGAGGCTCACCGTGTTCGTAGCACCGTCATTCTACCGCTACACCTACAACAACGAAGTTCGTACAGACGCAGGACTTACAGCAGGTATTGGAAAACGATGGTGACTGGCTGATGCCCATTCTCGACCTCAAGACTGACTTCTCCGCTACTGGCGACGGTGTCACTGACGATTCAGCTGCTCTCTTCTCCGCGCTCGACTACTGCGGCTGCAACGGTACGGATCTTCGCGTCCCCAAGGGCACGTACCTCTTCTCTCAGGCCTACACATTCAAAGCAGGATTCCGTATCGTAGGCTCTGGAGAAGCGTCCATCTTCAAGCTCAAGGACGCCTCCACGATCACAGCAGGGGATGCTCTCTTCGCCCCTCTTCCCGGTATCGGCACCACCATCGAGAACCTCGTCATCGACGGCAACAAGGCAGGCAACCCCCTCCTTTCTGTCAATGGCTTCGACGTCCCTGTCGCAGTATCCGGTCTGTCTCTTCGCAGTGTTGTCATCAAGAACATGCCGGGATCGGCGTCCAACGGCACCGGCCTATCAGTCGCCACCACTCTGCAAGACCTCACCTTCACCGAGGTCCGCTGCGAGTCCAATGACCTCTATGGCATCCTTGTCACAGACGGCGACGATCTTACCTTCGACAACTGTGAATGCACGTCCAATGGCTCCGACGGGATCAATGTCTCCGGGGCCAGCCGATCATCGATCATTGGCGGCCGTTATTACAACAACGTTGGCGACAACATTGCAATCGGTCTCAATACGACCGGTGTCACGATCTTCGGCTCAGTTGCGACTATCAGCGGCGACACCGCGGTCGATTCCATGTCAGCGGTCAACGATGCCTCAGTCGGCACTGTACAAGTCGGCGGCGTTGTGTATGACTCCCTCGACGACCCAGGATCGAAGTTCGTCATTGCAACCGGAGGCGTGACAGACTTCAACGGTCGTACTGGATCCATCGTCCCTGCTGCATCTGACTACGACGCGATCCAGATCGACAATACCCCGGCAGGTACGATTGCTGCGACCAACGTCCAAGCGGCTCTGGACGAACTCGACACAGAAAAGGCCCCCCTCGCCTCACCGACATTCACTGGTACTCCAGCGGCACCCACACCATCGCGTGGCGACAACGACACGTCGATTGCGACGACGGAGTTCGTGACGCGGGCGCTGCCGTGGGCCAACGTCATGGACTACGGCGCTACCGGCCTCGGCGTGGCAGACGACACCGCCGCGATTCAGTCGACTGTGGATGCTGGCACGGTCGTCATTTTTCCGCCGGGAATCTACAAACTGTCAGACGCAATCACTCTCGACAGTAATCATCACATCATTCTCGGTCCCGATGTCCGGATTAATCAGACTGTCGCGAACAAGGCTGTCTTCAAGGCGACACTGAAGGACAACATCCACATCGAAATGAACGGGGCGCTTCTCTACGGAGAGGGATCGTGGTCGTCAGGGTGGACCGGGTTTTCTGGACACGAGGACGTGGGGATCCTCCTGTTGGGCTGCACCCGCACGAGCGTGAGCGACCTGCGGGCCAAGAATTTCGCGTCTGCGGGTGTCGCGGTCCGGGGCGGCAACCGTATCAAGATCATCAACCCCATCATCGAAGGCACGCACGCGTACAGCACCGCGCTCTCGTCGGGCGACAACTTTCAGGCCGGGATTTACGCGAATCACGATCAGACCTATGGCACGCTGACGAACTTCGTCGCCACTGGCATCGACATCAGCGGAACCGCACAGGGGTTCATGGGCGAGATGGAGACTGGCTACGCTGGCGAATGCTTGAACTGGTACGTCAGCGGCATCATCCATGACATCCCCGGCCAGCACGGGGTCTACCATCAGGGCGGCGGCATTCGGTTGGATCTCGCCGTGAACGATGTGGCGCTCTCTGGCGTAAAGATTCAGAGTGGCGCAGCCAATCAGGACATCCGAGGGTTCCACATCGATCTTGTTGCGCGTGGCACGGGCTCACAGGCACTCGAAATCTCCACTGCCGGTACTGGTTGGACCAGTTCCGGGGTGGCCAAGGTGGCTGCTGTCAATTGTCAACGTGGAGTGACGCTAAACGCGAAGATCCGCAACTGGCACATCGACGCGGTGGTCGAGACGACAAGCAACCACGGCTGCGTACTCCAAGGCGCCGACCTGCACGACATTAATCTACACCTGACTGCGAAAGACACGGGGCTGTTCGGTCTGCTCGTCACTGCCACGAGTAGTGATGGAGTCCGTGTGTGGCCCAAGATTCGCAACCCGAACACGACGAACGCAGCCAGCACTGACGGTATCGGGATTCAGTCGGCTTCCGCGCAGGTAGAGTTCTTCGATACCGACGTGGTTGATGCCAACACGCAGATGACTAACGGCATCTACTCGACCAACGCAGGAGCAACACTCAAGTTCCGTGGCTCCGTGAAGGTTACGGGTGCCGCTTCCTATGGTGTCCGTTTTGCTGGCCCGGTCGCGGAATGGCCCACCGAAGCCACGCTCTCTGGCACCACTGCCGCAATTCACGATACGGCAATGCTCAATTCGACGCAGCCGGTAGTCATTGAGGTTCAGAGCACAAGCGCAACGACTGTCAAGGCGTGGGCGAGAGAGCTGGACGATGAGTCGGCGTATCTGGCCCGGGCGGAAATCGTCGGCAAGCTCTCCGGGTCCGCTGAACGTGCCGGGTACGTATCAACGGTAATTGCATACCGAGACGCCGGAGGGGCCGCCACGATTGAGGGTTCTGCGGACACTGACGTAAGTGTTGCGAGCGCGTCCTTCGCGGGGGCGTATGCGTGGGCCGTGAGCGGCAACTATTTGCGATTGAACGTCAATTCTGGTGGTGCGGCAACGTATGACTGGATTGTCAGGGTAACCGCGATCAAGGTATCCGGCTAACGGGAGCGAACCATGTCACAAGTCTCATTCACAAACGGAATCGCGACGCTGGACGCAAGCGGCGAATATACAGGGACTGGATGGACTGATGCCCGCTGACCTTCTCATCGAATGGCTCACTTGGCAGATTATTGCAGCTGTCCTGCATTCAGCCACTCTCATACTCACCTGTCTCGGTTTCACCATCATCACCGTCTGGATCCACAGGCTCAGGATAGACTACAATAAGATCAAGGAGAGATTGGATGACCAGAAGCCCTAACGGAAACCCGGTCATTGCCGGGGTAGAGTTCGAGAAGAAGGTCAACCTGACGTCTATTCTCACATTCATCTTTTTCATCTTCTCGGTGGGTGGGATCTACGCAGATCTGAAGAACGACATGACTGCCTTGGACGGGAGAACTTCAGCTCTGCAGATCAAGTACGATGCGCAGGCAACAGTCGTCACCCAACAGGACAAGGATATCGCGCTCATACTGGAGCGCATCAGCGAGACTCAAGTGGACGTGCGAGACCTGAAACGCCTCATCGAAAAGATTGAAGATAGAAAAAGGCCATGAAGTTGCTGCTTGCCGCACTCCTCACTGTGCTCTTTGCCGACGGTTGTGCGTCATCCAAGTCTGAGTTTGTACCGTACCGAGCATGCTTGACCAACCCAGCACGAAACTACTTCCGGCCAGGTACCGTGGTCGCCGAGTACTTCGACGAGGACACGGAACGTAAAATGTACGTTTTTCAGGCCGACGACCATCCCCGCGACGGAAAACACCTGCTTCGCGTCACGAGGGTCATGCGCCCGTGTGCAATTGCAGAGATGTGGGACCCCATAAAACAGGAGAAAAGATGAACGATGAGCCACTTAGCCTCGACCTTTCTCTGCTCCACTCCCCCGACGCACGAGCCGTTCTCACTCTGATCTACAACCGAATGCTTGTAGGGGAGGCACAATACGGCCTCCTCGATCTCTCTACAGACAAACGCGACTTCCTCGCCGAAGGTCTGGAAGAGCAGGTGGACCGCGCTGTCTACGAGGCCATGTACCTCCAGCAGCGTATCCTCAAAGGCCTGTAATGGACCATCTCAAGATCGTCGCGTATGACATCGAGACGACGCCGATGCTTCTGTATGCATGGGATCTGCGTCAGAAGTTCTTCAGCATCAACAACATCGTCAAGGACAAGGAAATCCTGATGATCTGCTGGAAAGAGCTGGGTAAGTCGAAGATTCATACACTTACTCAGCTCAATATGACAGAAGAGGAGATCGTCGCCTCCTTCCGTGAAGTTCTGGAAGACGTAGACATCCTGGTTCATCAGAACGGTGACTACTTCGACCTTCGCAACATCACGGCGAAACTCATCGAATATCGCCTCCCTCCCCTCAACAAAATCCAGACAATCGACACCTACAAGGAAGCTCGCCGCGTCGCCTATTTCTCTTCCCACAAGTTGGATTTCGTAGGCGGGAAACTGTTAGGATCCAGGAAAGTTGACACCGACTTCCAACTGTGGATCGACTGCATGGCTGGGGACAAGAAGGCGTTCAAGTACATGGCCCGCTACTGCCGCCACGACGTCCAGCTTCTTGAAGACTACTACCTCCGCCTTCGCCCCTACATGACCCACCACCCCAACGTCGCCTCCGTAGATACCCACAACTGCCCCTTCTGTGACTCCTCAGCGACCACGATCAACAAACGCTATCGCACCAAGGTCGGTATCGAGAAGTGGCACTATCGCTGCCTCTCCTGCAGCGCCCCCTTCACCAAGCGGGCGATTGGCCATGAGGCTGCAAAGACCCGCCCCTACAGCGTGGTGTAACATCATGAAAACAAACGACTTGGACATTCTTGGAGCCTATGTCCACGGCGCTCTCACCGCCCTTCACGCCTTGGGAGTCGTCTACAACGTACGACGGCGCAACTGGTTCGACGTCATCTTCCACACCGGGTGGCTAGTCTATGATGCTACGTCAGCACTTCACCACTGGAGGAAGCGGGATGGTTAGGGTATCCTGAGAGTGTCATGTCCGCACCCATTCGCACCTTCCGAGTCAATCTCTCCCGCCGCTACTATGTCACTGTCAGCGTGTGGGACTCGGTCAAGGACATGTGGGCGAACGATCTTGGTACAGAAGGCGGCCGTGCGTGCTTTACGCCAGGGCGCTTCACCGAATCCAAATATCGCATAGGGCACCTCTACCTCACCCGCACCAATCTCAACGCCCCCACCATTGTCCACGAGTGTTTCCACGCCGTCGCTTATGAACTGCGCGACCGCTCCAAATTTGATGAGGAGTGGATCTGCCGACAGGGCGAAAAGCTCTTTGCAGCCATAGACAAAGAGCTGCGTTCTTGCCAACTAGTCAAGTAGTTGACTATCTCCTTCCTTCTATTCATACTTGACAATAGAAGACGGGCAATCACGCCCGCCGATTGTAAGGAGACAACTCATGGCAAAGGACGTCAAGATCAAGACCCCGACGAATCTCGGTAAGATTGGCGGCGGCAAGAAAGCTGGCAAGTAACCAATGCCTTTCGATAAACCCAATCTGGAGGCGCCGCCCCCTGCCAAGCTCCCCAAGGCCCAACAGGTCACCCAAGCCATCATGGGCGAGGGTGAAACTGCTGGAAGTCCTGGAATCGGCAGCGGAGGAAGCACCGCAACGGCCTTAGAGGGAGTTGCGATGATGATCATGGGAGCACAGAAGCTGGGCAATGTTCTACCTGGCGCCGTCCCGCCCCAGATCGCCCAGTATCTCGAAATCTTGAAACAAACTGTCCCGCAGGCGATGCAGCAGTTGCAGAGCGGTGGAGGTTTACCACAGGCTGGCGCGATGCCGCCTCCTTCCATGGCCCCGCCCCCATCTCCGATGGGCGGCGCTCCTATGGGCGGAATGGCTGGTATGTCGCAGGCACCACAGGCAGCACCCGCAGGGCCACAGGGCCTGCAATCTATTCTCGGAATTAGCTAGGTGGCAATCAAGCCGCTGGCAGCGAAAGGAGAAGTAAGTCATGTTTGATGTAGATGAATGGCTCGACAGTCTCAAGGACAAACTCCCCGAAGGAGATCTGGAAGCAGCACGAAAGGAACTCAAGAGCGGGTTTCTGAGACAGGATGACTACAGCCGCAAGATGGACGCCAATCGTGAAACGCTCACCAAGCAGCAGAAGGAACTGGACGCACATCAGAACCGTCTGGATGCTTGGTACGCCGAAAACGAGAAGCGGCTTGCGATGGCTGCATCATTCGAGAGTCAGTACGGATCCATCGAAGACTTCGAAAAGGTTGCAGGAGGGTATGTGAGTCCCAGTGGAGAACAGTTCAGCAACGCCGAAGTGGCTCAGCTGAAGCAGGAACTCGGAAGCCTCAAGAAGGCATACGAAGTTCAGGCTCGTAACGTGCAGGCCGCACTCAATCAGGTTCAGGGGCAGTCAATCAACCTGACCAAGTTCGCAGTGTCCAAGGCCATGAAGCATCAGAAGGATTTCAAAGAGGACTTTGACATCGACGCCTTCGACGGCTTTGTCGCCGAGAAGATGGCTTCGAATCATAGCTTCCGCGACCTCAACGACGCCTATGAAGCCTTCGTTGCACCTAAGAGGGTCGAGAAGGAGAAGCAGGACCGGGAAGAGTGGGAGAAGCAGCGCATCAAGGAACTGCGCATGGAAGTCATGAGCAGAGACGCGGTGCCAAATGATGGAGCAGGAACCGGGGGATCGCCTCTGTTCGACGCGCTCACCAAGCAGCGCGAGGCCGAGCAGGTTGCAACTCATGGCAAGTCCGACTCCGAACTCTCCGACCGCTTCGCCCGGGCCTTTTACGAAGCAGCAGAACACTAAACACCCGGGGTAGCCACACTGGCCCGCCGGGAAACCAAACAGGAGGTTCATCAAAATGCCTGCTTTTGACCAGCTGAATGTCGCAACCCGCGACTATGTCAAGGAAGGCGCTGTCGAACTCGTTGACAACGTCTTTCAACAGGATGAGCTGACCCAGCGTCTCAAGGGAAATGCCAAGCCGTTTCCCGGCGGAACTCAGATTACCGAGCCTCTCGTGGCTCGTGGTCTGGTCGGTGGTGCGTATCAGAAGGGTGGGAAGTTCAACACCGATGAGCGCCAGACGGATCAGCATCTTCGCTTCGACATGAAGTACATGTATGTCGGAGTCACCGTCGATAAGATCGACGTGCAGGTTCTCAACCGGGGACCGAAGGCGATCTACCCCATCATCAAGTCGAAGATGAAGAACGCGACGATGACGATGGGCGCCAACATGGCCATATCCGCCTATCTCCCCGGCGCTGTCAGTGGCGGAAGCTACGAGCATCTCATCGCCGGTCTCCCGGTCGCGCTCAATGACAACAGCGCCAATGCGTGGACCGCGGCGACCTATGCGGACTATGGTGAGCTTTCCCGCTCCGGCCAGTGGTACAGTGACGCCGTCAAGGGCAACTGCACCGTGGTTGGCGGGGCGATCACCTACGAGACGCTGGAAGACACTCTGATGACGGCGACCTTTGGAGCCGAAGCGCCGAAGCTCGGTGCGACGACCCCGAAGCTCTACTCGTACATCAAGAACAAGTTCCAGTCGCAGCAGCGGTTCAACGAGTCGAATCCCTCGGTTGGATTCCGCGGCCTTGATTTCCAGGGCACGGTCATCCTGCCGTCGCGGTACTGCCCGGGCAGCGCGATCTCGGCTGCGTCCACCGGCCCAGAGGCTCAGTTTATCACCGAGTCCACCCGAACCTCAGCCTCGCCTCTGACGGCCTATCCGTCGGTCACTGGCGAGACCCTGTTCTGGCTGAACCCGGACTACATCAACCTCTACATCTCGACTGACGATGAGTATGGTCTCGGGTTCACTGGCTTCAAGCCAGGCCGCGACGACGACTCGCTCGTGGGCCAGCTCAAGCTGGCATGGTGCCTGACCGTTCCGGGTCCGCGCTTCCATCACGAAGTCAATCAGATCACCGGTTAAAGGAGGCGAACAAATGATCGGAATCGAAAAAGTCGGAATGTTCGTCGATGACCCTGAGACCTTCGTTGACACCTCGCTGTATCGCGGTGGTGAAAAGGGACTGGTCTTCAACCCTCCGGGCGATGACGGGCTGTATCAGCTTGTCAAGCTCGACTCCACTGCAGATGCCGCCGGTGTCGCCAAGGACGTGGTCTACTGGCTCTCGCCAAGTGCGGCCACGATCACCACGACCATCGGTGAGTCGGAGAGTGCTACGGGTAACTCGATGGCAGGTGTCATCACGGTCGCCCTTCCTACCAGCTCGTATGCGTTCGTGAAGCTGCGTGGCGCTCAGTCCACCAAGGCCAACAGCGGTACCAAGGGTGTCATGTCCGTTCCCCACACGGGGAGCAATCAGGTCACCGACAACGTCGATGTTGCGCCCGAACTGCTCATCCGTGCGGGCGTTTGCACTGTGGCTGCTGGTGGTGGTTTCGCGACCATCCGTCTGCAGCTCAACCCTGTCTAACCCAATCCAGTGGGGTGGGGGACTCACCTCCTCCACCCCCTGGCATAAAAGGAGGCTTTCATGGCTGCTGTAACTCAGGACACCTCACACTATGGTGTCTTTGGCGACCTCCGGTACTGGGTCGGACAGATTGACATCGCCAATGACGCGGACACGCAGGACGTCGGCTTCTCACAGGTGCTGTATGCCTCTGCTGTCTCGGCAACCAACGCTGCTATCGGTGCAACGATCTCCAGCGGCGTTGTGACGTGGCAGACGGGTGGGGCTGAGGCGAACTGTCAGGCCCTCATCATCGGTCGCTAATCTGAAGGAGATCTGCCTGCTATGGCACGAGAATCCTTCGAAGAAACGTGGAACAAAGTGTTGGCATCTGCCCCCGTGGCAGGTGCCGACCTTGCACGTATGTGGGTCGAGGACGCCTACCGTGACCTTGCCGAGCGCAGGGACTGGTCATGGCGTCTGAAGCGCAACAAGATCGACATCCCCGCTGCGTACACGACCGGCACGTTCACGGCGACCAACAGCTCCTACACCATCAACGGCAGTGGGACGACGTGGACCACGTCCATGATCGGCCGTCAGTTCAAGTACAGTGACGGCTACATCTACGACATCACGGACGTCACCTCGCCCACCTGTCTCACCCTGTCCCAGCCGTGGGCCGGAGACGGCGTGTCTGGTGGCTCCTACACCATCCTCCAAGCGTACTTCACCGCCCCCAGCGACTTCCAGTCCTTCCTGTCCATCACCTATCCGGAACAGGCAAGGCAGCTCCACCTTCACGTCACGCAGGAGGAGATCGACTACTATGACCCAGACCGCACGTACTCAGCGGACCCCGTATGCATTTCTGGCGTAGACTACAGCAGCAGTTACGCTGGCGAGGTCTATCCAGCCGTACAGGTTGTCGGTACAGGACCAGACCCAACATCTTCTGGCACCTATACCGGCGCCGACGACGCGATCTTCATCATCGAGATCACAACCGGCGGGGCTAGTGGTACCGCGGAGTACAGGTGGAGGAAGAATGAGGGGTCGTGGACGAGTGGAGTCGTGACGTCTACTGCGGCCGCAACACTGCAGGAAGGTGTGAAGGCCGCGTTCCCAACGGAGACCTACGTCCTTGGAGACATCTGGGTCATCCGTGCCCGCCCTGTTGCCACCCCAGGGCTGCCTCGCTTCGAGCTTTACCCGCACCAGTTGAACTCTGCGGTACTTCCATACTGGTACATTGTGGACATCGAAGTATCCAACCCAGCCTCCAACAACGGCGTTCTCCCGCGCTACATCCCCGGCTACGTTCTCCGTGAGGGAGCACTGGCAAGAGCTGCCAGGTGGTCGGGAAGTACGGAGAAGCCCAATCCATACGCCCAGATCGCACGAGCAGAGAGCCACGAGCAGAAGTTTGCGGTGTACACATCTCTGCTGGAAGTGCGCGACAACGAGATCATCGAACAGAACATCCGCCGTGCCATGCTGATGCCTTACATGGAGCTTCCATGGACGCATTCGCAGAGCTACGAGCAGGGTACAGATTACGGCTGGTAGTGCTAAACTGTCAGTCTGAAAAGGAGAGAGAAATGGCCGATAGCGTCAAGATCAAGTCCCCAGCCAAGTTCCCGGTGCCGAATCATTCCGAGAGCAAGCCTTCCGGGCCCAAGACCGTCAATGGCGAACCGGGTTACCCCGGGCGAAGCGGGTCTGGCATTCCTGAAGTCACCTATGAGAAGCCGCCCAAGAGCTAACCTCGATAGCCTCGCCCTGCGGTAGGAGGTGATCCAAGGAACAATGTCGTTAGCAGGGTGAGGCTACAGCAATCATGGCATACACGCACACATCGCTCACCTCTGCCCGCATTTGGCTGGCTGAAAAGCTGGGGGATACCAGTCTTGTCTTCTGGACAGGAAACGAACTCGACCGCTACATTCAAGAGGCCATCCGTATCCTTAACTGCCTCACTGGTTTCCATCGCACTCGTACCAGTTTTACGACCGTTGCGAACCAGGCGATCTACGATCTGACGACGACGAGCGGTCCGACGACGCACCTCTCCCACACGGTCACGGGGAGTGAGGCGATGCTGCAACTCTCTTACCATCTCTTGGAACCTGCCTCTTCCGGCACGACGTGGAATGGTGGTCCCATGTTCCCCTCGGCTGCAGCGGCTCAGGCCCTCATTCGACGACGGAACATGTTCCTAGTAGACACCCTGTGCTACCTCAAGCACACGACCATCGCTGCTACAACCCCGCTCACCGATGGCCGAGTGTCCGGGCTGGACCAGGACTACGCCTACTTCCATCGACTTGCATGGAAGGATGCAAACGGCAAGTACACACAGATGTGGCCGGAAGACGAACTTGTTGCGACCGCCTCACGGCGAAACTGGAACACTCCCAGCGACCCACCTTATGCGTGGAGTGTTGTGGCTTCTCCGCAGTTGTCCCTGCAGCTCATCCCACACATTGCGACCTCCGGCACGCTGGACGTCATTGTGCTGGAGACCTCCAGCAATCTCGGCAGTGTTCTTGGGATACCGGACGACTACCTGTGGGCCGTCAAGTATGGTGCCATGGCCGATCTCCTCATGCACGAAGGCCCGGCACGAGATCCTGACAGAGCGGAGTGGTGTGCGGAGATGTACCAACTGGGTGTAAGACTCGCTTCTAAGCACCCATGCGTACTCAGCGCAGAGATCAGTGGTCAGCCTCTCATCATGTCCAACCTTCACTCATTGGATGCCTCCCGCGCAGGATGGCAGGGCAAACCAGCAGCGACCCCGGATGCGATTGCCTCTGCTGGCTTGAATCTGATCGCACTCGCCTACCCACCAAGATCATCTACAGTAACTGTGGAGTTGGACATCGTTGCCAAGGCGACCGTCCCCACTGTCTCCTCAGCAGAGAATCTCCAAGTGCGGGAAGATCAGTTGGGAGCTGTGCTGCAGTGGGCCGCACACATCGCATTGCTCAAGTGCTCAGGTGCAGAGTTCAAAGCATCCTCCATTGGCGGCAGGCGTCTGTTCGAAATCGCAGATCGTTACACTTCACAGCAGATCTCCAATTCGCAGTACCTTGCAGAGATGTACGGGCTGCAGACGTCCGGTGATAACTGGAAGCCGTATAGCAGGACTGGCGAACAGGTACAGAACTTCTCAACGACAAAGGAGCAGGCTCTGATCGAGAGACTCAGGGATTCCAATGGCTGATTACAAGACCTTCGCACAGCCGTTTGCACCGACCGGTATTGCAGTGCAGACCGATGAGCACATGCCGGAAGGTAAGTGGCCGGTTCTCATCAACCTTCGCAATTACCGCTACGGCCAGCTCATGCCGCGCCGAGGACTGACGGATATCACCGGAGCTCCTGGCGCCCGTATCAATGGTGTTGCCAGGATCAGCAACGCGACCGACAACGCCGACGCGTACTTCGCCATGTTCGGCCAGCAACTTCTGTACTCGGCCTCTGTAACGACTCCGAGTTTCACGACGTACTCCAGCGGCGCAAGCGGATACAGCGGAAACGCTGTGTCTATGATCACTGCCAAGCCCATCCAGTCCAATCGCCCGTACGTGTACATTGGTGACAGCTCCAAGCAAAGCAAGACAACGTACAAAGGGGCAGCATTGGCTGCGGTGGAGAACATAGGGATCCGAACTCCGGTGTCTCCGGTAGACGTCAAGTATGCAGAAACCTCGACACAGAGACCGTACTGGGTTCCAATTACGCAATTCGCATCTGCTGCTGGATGGGCCACTGACGCTACTAGCATTGCTGCAAGTGTAAGGGTCAGCACCACCACTACGTTCGTTCATAAGGTTCTTTACGACGACGCGTCCGGGCCGGGATGGTGCAATCTCACACTCAAGAGCGCCCACCCCGGATCGACCGCTATCGAACCTACGGACATCGGTGCCGGAACGTTGCTGAACATCGGAGGGGTAGCAGATGTCTTCAGTGTGCATTCCGTGCGCCGGGGATTCCCCGCAACCACATTCCAGTCAGTAGAATACGACCCTAGCAGCACTCTCGTCTGCGTTACACTCACTGCCCCGGTCAAAGACATTCGGCCGGACGACATGATCGAGACTGTGGACGGCGGCGCAACGACGCGGCAGCATCGTGTGCTAAGCGTCACTTACGACCGTGAGGGTTTGCCCTCTATCCGGTTTGATGCAGGCGCGGCTGTGCTCACTGCAGGGCATTCAGTCACCGGACTGTCCTGCGTGCGAGGCTACCACCCTTCCGGAACGATTGTAGACGGTAACTCTGTAGGAATTAACGCGCTTGGGGTCACCTGCAACGGGACAGCGACAGCGATCTCCTGGATTGGCGGTATCTCCTATGACCTTACCGACTTTGCCGCTGGTAAACCTATTCAGGACGACGACTATCTGCACCTCTCCGTGCGACTGACCGCCCCGGAAAACGTCAAAGAGATCCGTGTTCTGTTTGGCCTCGGTACGATCTCGGGATATGGAGACTTCAATAATA